CTGTATGCTACCCCTCCCATGCCCGACATTATCCTAAGAACATTGTAACTGAAAGCAAACACGTACAATTTGGCGTTACTTAAATCAACACTCAATTTAGGTTTAACACCGAATGCATTTCTGATATTATCAACCAATTTGATCAACAATGTGGTATTATCAATACGAGATAAGTTGGCTGTTCCGGTTGGTTGATGTTGTTCTGGATGTAAAGCAAAACTGTATACATTGACACCATCGGCAGGTGTTCTTGTGTGATGTTGATATGGTTGCACATAATTGAAATATCCGCCAAATCGGGGATCAAATCGATCTTGACCGTTCAATTGTAACCCGGCTTCGGCAACCGGATTTCCCTTGCCATCTAAGCGCAATCCATAGTTATTGAATTGAATGACATACACATCGTTTGGATTTATTCCGTTCAATGAGTTATATCTATTGTCTTGTAAATTGTTTGGACTTGTTCCGAAATCCAATGGAATACTGACATCGTTTAATGATAAGTGGTGTGATACCGCTGTTGCTGTGAATGTACCACTTCCCGAACTTAAATCAACATTGACATGGACTTCATCAATGTAGTCGGCAAAGTTGAAATTTGATGCTCCATTCGGTCCAATTTGGCCACTGTAAATCGGATATTTCTGGAATTCCAATGATACATTGTTTCTTGGTGATAATACGAAAATCTTAAAGATAATCGTATGTGTTGGATTCAATCTTGTTGTAATATCAACAACTGATGCTGGTAAATCCAATTTAACACTAGATGTTTCTTGTGCTGGATTTGTTGAAGATCCTTGAGATGCACTGGATGTTGGAACAAGTGATAACATTCCTGTTGCAATGTTATTTGCGGCGTCTTGTAAAGCAATATTCTCCCATTTCTCCTTCTCATTTGTATAAGCCAAAAATGCATGACCTGAACTTGCACCACCTGCAGATCTATCATCTCCTGCAAACGTTGAATTTCTAATTACCCATATTAATTCCTTGCATGGATGATTGAAACCTAATTTTGACTTGTAATTCAAATTTGATGCATTCGAATTTCCTGTCAATGTTTCATCACCAGTGAATTGAACTTGTTCGATCAAATATTCATGACCGACTTGTGCAAATCGTCTTCGTTCTACTGAATCCAAATAAATGTAGTCAACTAATACGGACGCTTCTTTCATACTTAAACTCTTGAATTCTGGTCCCCAAACTTTTCCGGTTGCATCGATGTATGGTTGCCACACAATGAGTTTGTTCACATCTTCGAATTCATACAAGATACGTACTTCATGGTATTGTAAAGCAATCAATGGCAATGCTAATCCACTGTTTCTATTGAACCAAAATTGCATTGGAATATACATTGTATATTGATCTTTGACATTTCCATTAGAATCTGGTCCATCTAATCGAGTCAAATCATCTACATCTCCAATCATGTTACGATAGCCACGTTCTTGGTTAACATCGTGAGTTAATTCATACCATAAATCTAACCACGTACCATATTGTCTATCGATTCGGGATCCTCCGATTTCGACATCAACTAATTTAATCAATGCATGTCCTAATCGTCTTATCCATGCAAATTTTGATTTGTTTTGTGGATCACTCCATTTTACTGCATTCAAGGTGACCATTAAATACATTCTTGTTGTTAAATCACCATTTCTGATAATCAATACATTCGTCTTTCGGCCAAAATCTGGATTTCCTGTTAATGTTTGTTCTATACATTCCATCGCAAAATTTGTATGCCTTCTATAGACCACCTTCCAATATGTTATCTGTGCGTTACCTGTTAAGTATACGTCTTGTGCACCGTATGCTACGAGCTGCATTAATCCCCCACCCATCGTATATTATATTATAGCTATAGATAAAAAATTTTATCGCTTTGGTCCAATACTAAAATACGCACAAATAACATTCTATATGTTATAATTAATTGTATTATACATAGAATAAATTTTGCAAAATTATATCGATAATTTAATAATATTAATCACGTATTTGAATTATTTATAGTAGAAAAAAACTTTATGATGTAGATCATAATACATTATAATTTGCATTTAAATATTATACTTTGAAATCATGGCTATAATGTGTACATATTCTATCACGAGAATAAAAAGATGTATAACTAATCAGAACATAGAATTAAAAAAAATCTTCAACATACGATAATTTTGCAATCATACTCATTCTTGTCATCGATAAAATGCATAAAATATAAAATGCAATAAAAAAATATTTGAAAATACGTTATATGACTTTTTAATCGTCAAATTTATGACATTGCAATATGATTTATACAATAAAGATTTATTTATCAAATATAATAATTTGTATCATTTGATGGATTTATTTTTTTACATAAATGATAAAAAAATTGAAAAACAAAACGCTTAAACAAACTATTTATGGAAAAGACAAGTAATCAGAAATGAAAATGAACAAACAAATCAAAAAAAATACTATGAAAAAATGTTGTGCATGTCTGAATGATACTGATGAAATAAATAATCTCCAGTTTTGTATTGATTGTTTTTCAGTTATGGGTGCAGAAACGAATGGTGATATTAACAATCATAAAATTATAAAAGATCGTTCGAATGAATGTGGTCAAATTTATGATGAAAAATGTGATAATAATAAAAGTGTCAATAAAGTCGATACACAAAATAATTATACAGTCACAAAACATGAAATGAATGTGAAAAAAACTTTGCAAAAGAATGCAATTGTTAAAGGCAATAAAATATGTCCAAAATTCGAGAAAAAAAATCATGGAAAAAAAAATCAATGCGATAATTATACAGAAGAACAAAATAATTTTACAGTAAATCAAACCAATAATAATAATATTGCAGAAGATCAGACTAATAATACTAAAGAAAAATCAATCAATGATAAGTTGCCTGCTAAGAGTAAACACATAAAATGCGCAAATGATGGATGCATAAAACATGCAAATTTTAATACGAAAGATTCTAAAATTCCATTGTATTGTTTTTTTCATAAAACTGAATCGATGCAAAATATTACTTCAAAAAGGTGTGCAGAAATTGGATGTAATAAACAGCCTAGTTTTAATGTAGAAACGATCAGGACTCCATTATACTGTGGTTTACATCGCAAAGACAAAATGAAAAATGTGACTAAAAAACTATGTGCAGAACCATTATGTATAAAGCTTCCAGTGTTTAATTATGACGGCGAAAAACATGGCCTCTATTGTCGGAGCCATATGAAAGTTTTAATGGTTAACGTTAGATCAAAAAAATGTCTCCATGAAAATTGCAAAATAAATGCATCTTATAATTATCCAAATGAAACACAAGGATTATATTGTAAATCTCACTTCCTTAAAGATATGGTATTTGTCAATAAAAAAACGTGTTGTGGACATGAGGGTTGTAATGTATCGCCTAGTTTTAATTTTCCAGGTAAGAAAACAGGACTATATTGTGAATCTCATTCTTTGGATGGAATGTCGTGCATCGCAGTAGGGAAAATATGTATCCATGACGGTTGTAAATCAAGAGCATTATATAATTTATTTGCAGAAAAGAAAGGAATTTACTGTTTTAAACATTGTAAACCAGATATGTATAATGTACAAAGTGATAAATGTACTCATGATGGATGTAAAAATTATGCATTATATAATTTGCCAACAGAGAAACGATGTATTGCATGCTCGGAACACCGAAGCGAATCGATGATAAATATTCGAGCAAAATTCTGCACGTTTAATGGTTGTGGCAAGAATGCAAAATACAATTTTAAAAATTGCGCGCCTGCAATTTTTTGCCAACAACATAAAGAAGACTCGATGATAAGCATCAATAGTGCACAATGCACACATGAAAATTGCTTGAATATTGCGACACATAATTATCAGGGAGAAACCAAAAAACTCGTATGTGCCACCCACCAAAAAGCACAAATGACAGATATCACGCGTAAGATGTGCGAACATGAAGGTTGTGTGAAACGTGCATTCTATAATTTTGAGGGAGAAAAAGGAGCGATGTACTGCTATGATCATTCGCAATCTGGAATGGTAAAAAATAATTCGAGTAAATGCAAGACAGCGAAATGTAAAGAAAAAGCAATATTTGGATATAAAAACAAGAAGAAAACAAAGTGTGAATTACATCATGAGAATGGAATGATCGATTTGGTTTTGGAATCAAAATGTTCAAATTGTGAAAATCAATATGTGGTCGTCGATAAAGACATTAAATATTGTTTTGAATGTTGTCCGAATGATAATTTAGAAATTATGCTCAAAAAAATTTGTAAAATCTGCCATATTGAGGCGAGAAGTAATTATATTTGCTATGAATGCAAAAAAATACCAAACCAAAAAGAATGGGCGGTTGTTCGATATATTAAAAAACTGATAGACACGCCATTTTCTCACAATTCATCGCGACCAGTAAGTGAATGTTCCAATAAAAGACCTGATGTATTATTTGAACTATTATCACATGTTGTTATTGTTGAGATAGACGAAAATCAACATAAAAGTTACATTGAATCATGCGAATGTGCCAGAATCAATGAAATTGTCAGTAGCATCGGTGGAAAGAGCGTAATATTTATAAGATATAATCCTGATGTAACGTATCATAAAAAAAAGAAAATAAATATCGATTTGATAGAAAAGTTAAGTTTATTGATCGAAACTATTAAGAATGAACTTGCAGCAAATTATGATATATTCAATGTAAAATTGATACAACTGTTTTATGATGATAATAATAAGGTATATGATAAAATAAAACAAATGAATATTACAGATATAGTCTGTATATAAATATTTCATCGTGATCAATATTATTAAATGACTCATTGATTCATAAATTTACGCAAATGCAACATTATTTCCAATGCTCGCAAGATAACAAACACTAACTTCGAGTCAAAATGACTTTTTATCTAATTTATTTAAGTGATTTCACGCAATTCTTTAAGTCATCATAATTGTTAAAGAATTGTATTAAAACACTTAAAGAAAACAGATAAAAACACATTTTTGCGGCTAATTCTCAACTGATAACTTGATGGCATTGCATTATTTCTAATTTATTATACTTTGTGATAATTATTGACACTTTCGATATTTGATCTAAATCGAAAAATTCAAAATTATTTTGTGTTTCAACAATATAGGTTAATAATTTGCACATGAGACATACATAAACTCATGATGAATATTTTTCCTGACGTTTATCACAATTATCTAAATAATTAAATTCATAATATTCAAAAAAATACTACACATATTATTATTATCAATCAATTTATAATAATAACAAGTATATCAAAAACAACATTTAGATTAAATAATTTATATACTAATACTTGGATAAAATGGCCAATGTAAATCAGTACATATATGTTTCCAAATCTCCTCTTGTGCCCGCAATTTATCTCGACTCTTCAATAAATCAAAATAATGCACATACTCATTCATTTTCAATATCTGAAATATTTTATGTAACACATACGAATAACTCAAAAAATTTATTCTATTCGCTGGACAATGTTTCATAAATGGTTCTTGAATCTGTTTAAACATTGTTTTAATTTTCTCCTCTGTAACACGACTTAATATTGGTGGCATCTTCTTTGTTATTTTACTGACAATATATGGTGTATGCTCATAATATTGATTATATTTTAATTTCTTCAATATATATTTAACTCGTTGAATGGTTATGTTATTCGTATTTGTAATCTTCATTTTCTTTAACTCATTCACCACATTATTATACACTTCATCCGGTATTTCAGTCGATTCTTTAGCTTGAAATTGATTCAACCACTCGACTAAATGATTCAATCGTTTGTATGGATATCGATTCTTCTCTGACATCGAATCCTTATGACTCGGAATCTCGCTCTCAATTATAGCATGCTCAACCTCACCGCATTTTCTACATACATAATATCCCTCATTTTGTATCAATGTCTTTTCTACACAACATTTATCACAAATTTTAACATTATTCTTTTTCTCCTTACTCATATATGTCTTGTCAACTAACATCATATAATTGTCAAATAATGTTGCCTTATTCGATACAACTTGCTCTATTTGAGAATTCTTACCTTCGAGATTATTATTATTATTACTATTACTACTATTACTATTATTATTACTATTATTATTACTATTATTACTATTATTATTAATATTATTATTATTATTATTATCAGCCTTTTGTTCGACTTCTCCATCATCAAAAAAATCTAATATACTCTTCGAATTAACAGTATCATTCTTTCTCGCCCTTCTTCTTGTGACCTTTTTAGGTTTCCTTTTCTTCTGACTCAATAAATTTAATTCTTCTAATTTTAATTTTCCATTAGACATAATATCAACATTTTCATCCGTCTCTTCACTTTGTTTTTCATCTTCTTCAACAGATTTATCATCATATTTAATATTATTTGTATTAGGCACAACCTCATTATAATAATCTAATATAATATCATTTGTTTGACTATAATACTCTAATTCAGACACTCCATTTTCTATATCAAATAAGTCATCTCGTAATGTTTGCAATCGACTCTTTAATGCCGATTTTTGTCTTATTCTATCCAATCCACGATCTGACTCATATAATTTGTCAAATTCAGATATTTCGTTCTCAATTTTTTCACATTCCGTTTTGATTTGGATGATCTTTTTACGTCCATTTTCAAATTCATTTGCACGTTGTCTATGTACAGTGTCTAATGTATTTACACTTGTTAAAAATTTAATCCTATCCGGTTTATGCCTAAATGTTGTCATATATATTATTTATTTTATTTGTTCTTTAAGTTAATAATTTTTTTTCGCGTCAGTGTTAAAAATATTATATTATATTCATCTTTTTTTTACTATAATATTTTTTTTATATTATAGTATAATTTTTAATCACAATTATATCAAAAATAAAATATTTATACATATTCAATCATCTATAACAAACACGACTATTTGTTCAAGTAGTATCAATCATTCCAAATCTTACAGACTTGAAAAAATCGATTTATAATATAGTTTATACCAATTTATCTGAAAATATGATATAAACATTTTTTTTAATATTTATTTCTAAATAAAAATAGAATTGGGATTTAAAGGAAAAATCTTATGATTAAGAATAAATGCCGAAAAATATTGATCAATTAACTGAAGATGAACAGATATCCAATCAATTATGGTGTTGCATATCTTTCTTATCACCGGAAACATTAAAGAATTGCAATTTTAGAGCAATAAAAATTAGAGGAGTTTATGGTACAAAAGAAGAAGCCACAAAAAGAGCAGATTATCTACAAAAAATTGATCCTGATTTTAATATTTATGTTGGAGAAGTTGGAAAATGGCTTGGTTGGGATCCTGATCCGAATACAATAGACGATCAAGTTTATAGGGAAAAGAAATTACAAGATATTATGGATGGTTATAAGAAAAATAGAGAAAAAGCTAAAATTATGGAAGAAGAACGTAAACGCGAAATGTTAGAAGAATCAGTGCGCAATGAAGCAACAAAACACACAACCGCACAAAATAAATTAAGACGCAAATACGAGAAAAAGAAATTGAAAGAAAAGATGGACCAAACAATGAAGAATTTAGAAGATAGATTCCCGCACGGAGAAATTAAGCCAGATGGTGTAAATAACACAACAAGTTCGAGTCATTTGAAAGAACAAGAGCAGATTGTTTGTGAAGAAAAGAAACGCATCGACAATAATGATAATATAATCAAAGAGTCGATCAGTAATTTATCCAGCGTTGATTCAAAATTAAATGAATTGCAAGCATACTATAAAAAATTAGTTGCTAAAAAAAATGCACCATCAAGTATTTAAAATGTAAAATATTTGTTTATATTTTTTCTAAAAGTCATAAATTTTTAGAAAAAAAATATGTTTTTTGGTCCTTTAATTTATGTTTGACTCAAAAAGTATTTATTAAGAGTATCGTATTTGACTCTATCAGCGTCTGACATTGCTTGATTCCAAACAGATGGTTGAGTAAACATGACTTTAAAAATATCCGATACATAAACCGGTTCGTCTTGTTCTTCGTCAAAAGTTCTCGGAACATATCTATAAATTATTTTTTGTTGTGGACATTGTTGTTGTGTATTTGTCACTGCAATTACAATAAATATAATTCCGACAAATAATAGGATGATTAATAATCCCTTTATCATTATATTGTTATCATTTATAATATTTTTTTGTTGGTTCAGAGAATTCTCTGATTTATCTTTAGAAAAATTATCAAATTTATCATGTCTGAATATTTCTTTGTTATGTATATAGTCTCCAAGAACTCTTATATTTATAAATTTATACGCATATTGTAACATTTCATATTGTATTAATTTTATGGTATGTTGCGAACTATGATTATTGATGATCAACAGTTTAAATTTGGCCGATAATTATTAATATTTATAACGGCGTCTAATTTTCCGATCAGATTCATCTTTTTATCAAATAATCGCATTGATCTTGTATATTGCCTACAAAATTGAAAAACATGATGAACCAAAAATATACCAAAATCTAATGATTTTTTTAATCGTCATGTTTGATCATTATGCATTAAAACATACACAACAAATATTTGTATATTATTACTTTTAATATTTATAAATTATTATGTGATCTGAACTTGATCTGCACTATTTTATTGAATAATTTTAAAATGATGGCAAACTGTTCAATATTTTGAGTTCGGTCACTTATTTTTGTATACTATTCAATAATTTAATCCTGGCATTTTAATATTTATAAATTATCACTCATTCTGATCTATAATTATTCATTTTATTTGATCAGTTTTAAAATGTTGGTATACTATTCATTATTATGATTTCGGCAATTAGATATTTTATAAATTATCATATGATTGGATCCATATTAAATCCATATTATTGAACAATTTAATGATGATATCAAACAATTCAATAATATGATTTCGTCAATTAGATATTTATAAATTATGACGCGTTCAGATCTAGATTTAATCGATTTTATTGAACGAATTTAAGATGACAGATAACTATTTAATAATTTGATTTTCGGCATTTTAATATTTATAAATTATCATGTGTCCTGATCCAGATTCACTATATTTTATTGAAAAAAATGAGACTATTGTCGGTCGTTTAAT